AGAAGCCACTAAAAGCCATTAAAAGCCACTAACAAAGGTGCTAAAATGATATTGTGAGATGAGGGCGGACGAGAGTGCAGCGCTGAGAGGCAACGCACTCCGCCGCCAACAAATTGAATTTCTGTATTTCCTATTTTAGTTATTTTAATCTGGGCTGCGGCAACAGCCCACATATGGCGAAGTAGTTCAGAAGGAGAGCAGCAGCCTATACAAGCTGCGGTCGCAAGTGCAATTCTTGTCTTTGCCACCACACAAGCTAAGGCACTTTAGAAAGCTGTCATAGTTGATGCAGTGCCTGTTAAAACTATGGCTCAAGTGCACACGAGGTAGAGTGTTCGTACAGGCGTTTTGTTGAACAAGCAGTGCATTAAGAATAAACGCTGACCGCTCGGAAAGACGAGCATAAAAATACAAACAACTGGACATTTTGACAGTACCTCCAGTTTCATATCTTTCTTAAAACAGCACTCTTTTGGGTGCTGTTTTTTGTGTACAGAATTTCTTAAATAATTTCATTGTGAGTTTTGCAGAAGTGTGATATAATCTTCATAATATGATTAGGTGGAGATTATATGTTTAAACTCAATTATTTATATAAGAAAGCAAAAAAAGATTTAAAAATTGAATTTACGGATAATATGGATTATGTAGATTTAAGAAATACAATAATTAGTGAATTAAGTAAAAGAACACGGAAGGAATTGTTAAATGAAAGAATGAAAATAATGTATGGCGGTGATACATTTTCAAAAGGATTTAGCATTAGTACAATTATATTACCAAATTCGATTGCAGTGATTGCAATAATAATTTCAATATTTTCAAAAATATTTACAGATGCCATAAATAAACAAATTATAGGTTTGGGGTATTTTATAGTTTTGGAGTGTTTAATACTTATATTTTATTGTGTTTTTTTATTCTTTATGAAGGAGAAAAATAAGAGATACTTGCAATTTAAATTAGAATGTGTTAATGAAGCATTAAACCAAAAAAGAAAACGAGTAAGGGTAATCTGTTGTAAGAGATATAAATAAAGAAAAGCTACCTATAGTCGGTAGCTTTTCTTTTACCCGACATTAGAAAGGCAGGTGATTTCTATGACCGAAAAGCAGAAAATATTTTGTGATGAATATTTAAAAGACCTGAACGCTACCAGGGCGTATAAGGTTGCATATCCCAAAGTAAAAAAGGATACTGTGGCGGCAACCAACGGCGGCAGAACGCTTAGAAATGCTGAGGTTAAAGCCTACATTGACGCTCAGCTTGAAGCTCTGCACAACGAACGCACCGCAGACGTGCAGGAGGTTATGGAATACCTGACCTCTGTTATGCGTGGCGAAAGCACAGGAGAAGAAATTGTAACTGAATTTATGGGCGACGGTATGTCAGAGGCTAGGGCGGTCGAAAAGCACCCGTCCGAAAAAGATAGGTTAAAAGCTGCTGAACTATTAGGAAAACGTTTCGGTGTGTTCAAAGATAAAGTTGAAGTCAGCGGCTCTCTTAAAACCGAAATCTCAAAGCTTGATGAGCTTGTAAAGCAAATGGGTGATACGTCTTGAGTAAGCTTATTTTATCGCCGAAGTACAAAGCGTTTTTGAGGTGCAAGGCGCCCGTTGAATTTCTTGAGGGGACAACCGCCGCAGGAAAGACAACGGTCGGAATATTTAAATTTATTCTCAAATGTGCTGAAAGCAAAAAGAAAATTCATATTCTGTCGGGGCTTGACCTTGGAACGATTGAGAAAAATATCATCAACAAGGACCTAGGAATAATTGACGATTTTGGGGTGTTAACTGAGTATAATGCCAGCGGCAAAGGGCAATACAGCCTGCCGCATATAGTGCTTCACACAAGCTCAGGCGATAAGATAATTTATGTTCTTGGATATGATAACAAAGCAAGGTGGAAAAAGGCTCTTGGCGGTCAATATGGTTGCTTGTACATTGACGAGATAAACATAGCGGATATGGAGTACGTTCGTGAGGCTTCAATGCGTTGCGACTATCTTATGGCAACACTCAACCCTGACGACCCTAGCTTGCCCATATACAAGGAGTATATCAACTGCTCCCGACCGCTTCCCGAATGGCAGGCGGAAACACCTATGGAAATCTTAAATATGCTTAACGAAGAACCAAAGCCTGGTTGGGTGCATTGGTTCTTTTCTTTTGAGCATAATTATGGCTTATCGGCTGAAAAGATAGAGCAAATCAAGCTGAACGTTCCCAAAGGCACTAAGCTGTGGAAGAATAAAATTCAAGGCTTGCGAGGACGTGCTACGGGGCTTGTGTTTAATCTTGAGGAAAAAGATATAATTACTCTTGCACAGGCTAAAATGCTTAAATTTGAGCGTTTTTCAGCGGCTCTTGATACGTCATATTCGGACAGTACCCCAGACACAATAGCATTTACATTTACTGGAATTACAACCGACAGAAAGTGTGTTGTATTGGATGAGCTTGTATATAACAATGCCGATTTAAAAATACCGCTTTCGCCGTCCGATATTCCGAAAATATTTGTAGATTTTCTCGAAGCGAACCACACGAGGTGGGGCTTTGCGAGAGATGTCTACATCGACAGCGCCGACAGCGCAACAATTACCGAATGCCAAAAGTACAAGCGTCTTTCAGGCTGCATTTACAACTTTATTCCCGCATTCAAGAAAACAAAGATTATAGACAGAATTCACTTGCAGTCAGCTTGGATGGCGGCAGGTGATTTTCTTGTGCTGGAGCGTTGTAAAAACTATATCTCGGAGCTTAATATTTACAGTTGGAAAGAAGATAAGTACGCTCCTGAAGACGGACATGACCACTGCATTAACTCTTGTCAATATGCGTGGCTGCCGTATAAAACTATGATAGGAAGTGTTAAATTTGAAGCTTAATATCGGAGAGAGGGTGAAAAGAATGATAAGGAACTGGCTGAATGTCATTCCTGCAAGTGAACAGACATTTACGCTGATGGAAAGCACAACTTTTCAAACTGAAATAATGCGTTCAAAGCTATGGTATCGGGGCAACGCAAGCGAGCTTTCTCAATTTTTTAGGCAGCTTAACAAGCAGGGCAGAAAAACAGCTTTTTGGGAAAGTGTGTCATCTAACGAAAACATTCGCAAAATTCACATCGGATTGCCTGCAATTATTGCTGACACGATTGCCTATATAGTCAGTTCCGACCTTGATAAGGTTGATGCAGAGAGAGGAATGGAAAGAAATATCAGAAAGCATCGGCTTTCAAAATCTTATCAACCAATCTGTAATCGACACTCTTGTATGCGGTGACGGCGCTTTTAAAATCACTGTTGACACCGACCTTTCGCATTATCCGATAGTCGGGTTTGTAAGTGCAGACAGAGTTGAATATGAGCAGTCAAAGGGCATAATTACAGCGGTTATTTTTAAGACGGTTTACAAGGTTAACCACGAACAATATGTATTGTATGAGCGTTATGGCAAAGGCTTTGTTGAAAGTAAATTATTTGACGACAAAGGCAATCAAAAGCCACTTGATATAATCCCCGAACTTAAAGGAACAGAACCTGTTTGGACTTTTTCAGGTGATTACATAATGGCTGTGCCGCTTAAATTCTATTCATCACAAAGGTATTGTGGAAGAGGCAAGTCGATATTTGACGGAGGAAAGTCAGATTGTTTTGATGCACTTGACGAGGTTATCTCCCAGTGGTGGGATGCTCTGAGGATGGGCAGGGTTAAGCAGTACATTCCGCTAAGTATGATACCGACTAATCCCAATAACGGTTCACCACTTGGTCTAAACAAGTTCGGAAATGATTATATCTTAACAGACGCTCCGCTTGCCGAGGGAGTGGTTCAGAAGATAGAGGTTGTACAACCCGATATTAAATATGAGGCTTTTGTTAGCAGCTACACAAACGCATTATTGATGTGTTTGCAGGGGCTTGTATCCCCTGCAACCTTGGGAATAGATGTTGGTAAAATGTCGTCTGCGGATGCTCAAAGGGAGAAAAAAGACGTAACGGGGAACACCCGAAACACCATTACAAACGCTCTTGAAAAAGAGTTGCCAAATCTGATTACAGCTATTTTAAAAACCTACGACAATATTCTCGAAAGAGAACCTAAAGACTGCGAAGTTACGGTTTCTTTCGGGGAGTATGGAGCGCCCGACTTTGACAGTCGAGTGGATACAATCGGAAAGGCATCTTCATACAGAATTATGTCTGTAGAAACGATTGTTAATGAGTTGTGGGGAAGTTCCAAGGACGAGCAGTGGAAAGCCGCCGAGGTAGCAAGAATTAAAGCCGAGCAGGGGGTAGCCGCTGAGAGCGAGCCGACTGTAGCCGACGACATAGAGGGAGAGAAAAACAATCCAACAAGCGGCACAAATCTTCTTAATAGTGCACAAATTTCAAGCCTTATGAATGTAATTGAAATGACAAAAGACGGCAGTATTTCACGAGGCGAGGCTATATCAATCATTACGTCAACACTTGGCGTCAGCAAAGAAAATGCAGAAAGCTTTATTGAAAATAATTCTAAAACACTGATTGAATGAGGTTAGCATATGGCTGATTATGATATTACGGCGGCGTTTAAAGCCATTGAGGACGAGCTTATATCATCAATGATACGAAATCTCGGCCACCACCGAGCCGAAGAAACAGCAGAGGGGATACAGTGGTCGCAGTGGCAGGTTGAACAGCTTAAAGCCTTAGAGGATTACCGCAGGAAAAATCAAAAGAAGTTTGGCAGTCAGTTCAGCAGTCTTAACGGCAAAATAACAGAGCTTATACGAGATAACTACAATGACGGTCAAACAAAGCAGGAGCAGAAAATATTGCAGGCTGTAAAACGTGGATTTAAAGGTAAAGGCACGAATAAGCCGCCGTTTACCGGCACAACAGAGGTAAGCGGCGAGTTTTTCGGTGTCAATAGCCGTAAATTGGACGCTCTTATAACTGCCACCACCAACGATATGAAAAAGGCAGAAACAGCCGTTTTAAGGCTTGCCAATGACAAATACCGTAAGATTATATTTAATGCGCAGGTGTATGCCGCCACAGGCGGTACATATGAGCAGGCTGTTGATATGGCTACAAAAGATATGCTAAGAGCAGGGCTTAACTGCGTTGAGTACAAAAACGGCACAAGGCATACTCTGTTTGACTATGCCGATATGGCTATAAAAACTGCCAGCAAGCGAGCTTACCTGCAAGGCGAGGGCGAACAGCGTAAAAAATGGGGTATACCCACCGTTATTCTAAACAAGCGTACAAATGCGTGTCCCCTTTGCGGTAAATTTGCAGGCAGGGTGTTTATTGACGACGTGTGGAGCGGCGGCTCTAAGGACGGTATATCACCCGTTACAGGCGTAAAATATCCGCTTTTAAGCGATGCCATAAAGCAG